TTCATCTGAATAGTCTGCAAATATCTCATTCAAAATAGTGATTGTTCTATAGTCAGATGTCGCTGGATTATCAGTTGGCTTCTTAGAGTAAAGGTCATCTACTACTAACTGCACTCCGACAATTGAATCAGTTGCTACCTTCTTATTTTCTTTATCTGTAATTACTTGAGTCTCTCCGTACCCAAATATGTGTAATGTGTTGTAAATTGCCATAGTTTATAATTAAGCGTAAATTACCTCCGTTGTTTCTATTACTGCAGTCCATTGAATATTAGTTGCTGATGCACCCGTTACTTGTACTCTAAGACCTCCATTAGTTGTATCTGCTGCTAGTGTTGGTGTACCCCAAGCTGGTGTATTTTCAACTAATGTAACGTTTGAAACATTCAATGTAGTAGCTGCTGCATTTGCACCTCTCACAAGGAATCCGTCTATATCCCAAACTGCTGCGTTTACACTACCTGATTGTTTTCCTACAATGCTTCCTTTGAATCTATATGCTGATTGATTAGATAAAATTACTTGGTTTGTTGTGCCTGCTGCACTTGAATTTGTAGTAATAGTAGTAGCTGTATTGTTTGTAGTTCTTTCTCTTAATATGAATTTAGATGCTTGGGAATCACCACTTGTTGATTCTTGACCACTTGAAAAAACTTGTCTTCCTATAACTGAAAAGGCATTTGCTCTTGTACCTAATGTAACTGAATGGTCAGCATTAGCAACATTTGAATAGCCTAAAGCTGTTGAACCTATACCTGAACTTGTCAATAAAACTCCAATAGCTTGGGAATAATTACCACTTGCTGTATTTGAATATCCAGCTGAAAAAGCTGAATCTCCACTTGACGTACATTCTACACCGAAAGCTACAGCAGTACTATTGCTTGCAGTATTTGTAGAACCTAAAGCTACTGAATAATTTCCACTCGCTGTATTTAAATTTCCACCTGTTATTGAACGTGACCCAGAACTTGTATTATTGCTACCATTCAAAACTGTAGCGCCACTTCCACTTGCCACTTGAGAAGCTGAAGACCTTAAATAACCAAAATCAATAGCGTAAGAACCTCTTTTATTTCCACCTGCTGTAGTATTGTCTGGTATTTGTCTGAGTATTGCCCCATTCCCCTTTGGCACGATAGCAAAGTCTGCATCTGTTGTAGCAGTTACAGGTGTTAATGAATTAACGGGTACAGTAGCGTTTGGTGCTGCTGTAGTTTCTAACTCAGTGAATTCTGTTAGACCGCCTGATGCTGGCACCGCCCACGTTCCATCACCCCTTAAAAACTTTGTAGTATCATTTGGTGCTTTTGGTGCAAATCCGTGTTTCGCTGTACTTACATCATTTGTGGTGATGTCTGAAGTAGTCATATTCGCATCTGTTACCAATGCCTTGATGTTGGCACCAGTTACACTGCGTGATGTGTATAAACCAGCTCCAGCTGATTGAGATACCTCTACTAAATCAGTGTCTGCTATTGTTGCCCCTTTGGCCGTTAAGCCTGATATCTTTACTCCCATGTTTTATTCTATTATTCTTTGTTGATTATCTTCTGTCATTCTGTTGATACCATCCTCAGATAGTCTGTTGAACAGCGCATCAGCCACAGCCTTAATGGCAGCAGTTGCACTATTGAACATCATTGTGAATCCGTATCCGTACATCTTACAAGATTAAAGCTACAGATCCTGATGTCAAGTCAATAGCTGAAAATTTGCGAGCTCCAGTACATCTGATCATTGCTCCAGCTTTTACCGCTGTGCCTGGTGTAGTTATTAACTCAGCTTTGATGTCAACACCACCTACCTTGATGCTTGCAAATACAGTGTCCTCAAGGACAAAGATTGCATCATAAACTATTGTCTTTTCTGTAGTGTCATTCACTATCAATGTTCCCTGGCTTGCCACCAGTATTTCTTCCCAAACTGCCATATCTATTCTGTTATTCTAGTTATATTATCTTCTGTTATTCTTGTCTGAGCTCCAGCTGTAAACTTGCCTTCTGTCTCTCTGAAATTGGTTTTGTCAGGGAGATAAGGTATCTCTATGTCAAAAGTTTGGATACTCTCCCCTTCTATTATGCGAATCAGTTCCACTAATGTAGTGTTATCCTTTCCACTATCAAAGTCTGATACCTTCTGAAGTCTATAAATTACACCATCAATGTTGATCAGTTCCTTAAAGTTAAGCATGTTGATCATGCTGTTGTCTATCTTTATGTAGCATGTTAATAACTTTCCAAACCTAGATATCACCTCCTTGATGTATCTCTCATGATAATGAAATAAGTTATTCGTAGTATAGGCCGCATCTTGATAGAAGACATATTCAGGCACCCCAAAATTAAAGTCAAAGGTAGGTGATGTCAAGCTATTGAGATGGCCCACATACGGATATGATCCCTCAGTAGTGGCAATCCCATCCTCATCAATGTATTCCCATGTAGCTGTAGTCATTGGTCCCAGCTGCACAAGGAATGGCTTGCCCTTCTTGATAGCTATAGCTGAAGTGCCATCTTGCTCAGTCTTGACTTGGAATGATCTTGGAACAATGATATTGGTGAAGGTACTCTCATCTACTGGAATATTCACCAGCAGCTTCTGTGAGAATGGCAACTTGAATTCAGTTGTATTCTTAGCGAATTGATTCTGTGAATCTAAGCTGAAGGCACCATACTGCTTCCTGACATCTTGTGCATAATAGAAGTTATAATAGTCATCATCTTGCTCAAATACAAAGTTATATGTGTTGCTAGCAAAATTGATTGTAGGTGTCACCTTATAATCTCTGCTATAGTCAACTAGATGAGTCCAATTCAAGGCATCAGCTGATGAGTTATAGAAGTCATCCATTGGCTCAATCTCAAGGATGGTGTTATCATTCACATTAGGCTTGACATATAGATTAAATGCCGTAGTAATTCCTTTGAAGAAAGTGGCGCAGTCCATTGTTGGCAGAAAGTTATCAATCAAGATAGTTCCTCCTGGCTCAAGTGATTGCTCAGATAATACGATATTGAGATCTGCTGTATTGCTTGTAATGTTGGTATTCAATGAGAAGGCCGTAGGAATGTCATCAGCCTCAACAGATGAATCGTAAACTACCCATATTAATTCAAATTTGAGCTCATCATTGAAGGTCACAAATACATCTCTGCTATAGTCAAAGCTGATAGTAGCTGAATAGTCACCAGTACCATTGTCAAAGAATCCTTGGTACACAGCATCTTGAGATACTACAAATCCATTCTTAGATATCTTTAGCACCAGCTTAAACCTGATCCATGTATCCACAAGATTGGCCCCAGTGATTGTAAAGTCAAGATTCAAGTCATGATCACCCACATAGTTGATTCTCATGATGCCCTCAGTAGCTGATACAAAGCGCATGAATGTAGCAGCATTCTCAATCTGTCCAGCTGGATCAGATGTCACTGTAGCATTATAGGGATCGCCTGAATAGGTGAATTGTAAATCAGCTCTTCTATTGCCACCAAATACTAGATTCCATCCACTAGATAGTGGAATGTCAGCATTGATAATGTGACCACTGGTACCATTATCTTCTGTAGTATAGGCTGACAAGGCAAGTGAATCAGCAGCTGTGATTGTTGGTAATGAGCCACCTTCAAAGGCCATGAGCATTCTCTTGAATGTCTGACTCTCAAGGAAGGCTGATGACCAGCTGATGCCGCAGTAATCAAATGCCCTCTTCAGGATATCATAACAGAATACTTGTGGGGGAATATGCTCCACACCAAAGGCATCCACTGCTGGCCTATCATATCCATAGTCAATCAGTCCATAGTAGTACCCTAGTCCATCCCAGTTGGCTCCAGTCTTGTTGCTTGTTGGTACACCATTCACCTGGATAGTTCCAGCCCATGAATTCTCTTGATTGGCCTTGATTAGTGTATGTGTATATTCGGACCATGACAGCTCATTGATTCTGATCTTGGATAGCAGTCCAATGTAGTCAATACTTTCTGATATCATGATGATAGAAAATCTCCACATGCCATTCATCAAGTTGCACTCAGTCAGCTGACATATACCATTGAACTGCAATAGACCTTGATCATAGTATCTAGCTGTAGCCTTGACAGATGGATCAAAGTTAAGGAAGGCGCTCTGAGTATCTAGCACTGGCTCTGCTGCTGTCAAGCTGAATACTTGATACATGAGATATGTGTTTATCTTGGTACCAGGCAAAGTGATAGTCTTGGAATTATTCCCTTTCCTACTAGACAAATCTCTGACATCACTGATGTTGTATGTCAATGGGAATGGCAGCCTCTCATCAAGGTCAACTCGTATATCATTGATGTATAACTCCATCTATCCTAATTGTGAAATGTAGGTGTATGTTCTATCTATCTGTACTTGCTCCTGAATAAGTCCAGCTTTGCGTCTCTGCTTGAGTAGATAGTTAGCATTGGTCACGTTTACTGGCTCAAATATATCAAGGCCAAAATCATTCTGTAAATATACTCTTGGAGATTCATAGAGATCCCTCACTAGCCATTGCTGTACCTCCTCATGAATCCAGTCTGAATTCAAAATCAGCTTGTCTTGCACACTTTTACTCACAGTCATCTGATGACCATCACTCAAGTCATATTCATAGCTGCTGCCTACCCATCTCCCAGTTCTTTTGCTGTATCTATTTGATGTCACATCAGAGCTATCCTCAGATAACAAAGTGAATGTGAAGCTATCCCATGCCCCATATTTATTGAGCCAAATCAATCTACGTCTTGAATATGCACTGCATGACTGATCATAGTATATTCTGTAAATCTCTGAATCTTTTGATGGTGTCGCAGTCTGCTTGATTTGAATGGTGTAGTAGTAGCAGTTATCAAAGTCAGCTTGTACCAATGATGTGCCACCTACTAGAACAGATGGTCCCACACTAACCAAAGGTATTATAAGACTAGTTGCAAGTGCTCCAGTCCATGTAGCTGATGTAATAAGTGTACCACTGATATTGTATAGACTCACATATCCAGTACAGAAATCACCACCACTATTGATGATTGATAGATACTTTGCCTCGTAATAAGATACTAAATCCTTTCTATTTCTTGGAAAGTCAGTCAAGAATAAGTCACCTTTACCACCAGTATCAATGTCATAGTCTTGATAGTCCCATTCTCCAGTAAGAGCATTGGCATATCTGAATGATCCGTTTAGAAAAATGAATCCACTTGTTGCCTCTGAGGACGCAATGATAACCTCAGGCGGTGTTCCATATCTCTCATAGATTAACAATGACCAAACATACTCTGTTAATAACTCTTGGCCGAATGTAGCTTGATCAGGATAGTTATTATTCAAGACAGCCCTACCAAGTGCTGAGATATTAAACTTGCCAGCATCACCATTCTCAGGGAATACTTGATGAGTAGAATTAAGAGCCCCATTGATATACACCTCAACAATGAATGAAAAGTTAGCTTGTCCAGTATTGTCTGATTCAAAGGTCCATTCCACATTGTTGCAGATAGGCCAAAATGGCATTGGCTCATCTATTATTGTTATTGCCATGTTCTTGTGTTTTTTGTAAATGATATTTCAAACATCAGACCAGTGACAGCAGCTAGATCATTTGCTATCCTATCAAGGACCTCATTGCTCATGACATTGGATGTAATATTGCGAGGCTTGATACCATACTTGTTCTTTGTAGCTGATGCTGATGCATAGGCATGACTCAGATCATATCCCTTCCATTGCTGTATTGCCTTTGCATGATTCTTTGAAACATTAGGATATTTAAAGCTGTAAGGTGTTTGAAATTTATTCTGCCCTACTGGATTGACACCCTCATCTTGAAATTTGTAGTATTCGTCTGATTCAACAGTGATTGTCAAAGGACCACTTACAAAAGCTATAGTTGCAGCTGCTAGTCCTCCAGTATTGTTAACATTGTTGAAAATGTAATCTCTAAAGTTATCTGTTAGCTTATTACTTAGCTCAAGAATGAAGGCTTGATATACATTGCTAGGCTGAGCTATATCACTTTGTGATAGTCCGAATTCTCCTAAAAAGTCTAGATCAGCCATGTCTTTGTAATATGTAATCTTGTTCCGCTTTGAGCTTAAAGAAGTTCAGCCAAAACAATGTCTTTATGTATGGCTGACGCGTGATAGTGTCCACATCTTTGCCAAGCTCTTGCGCCAGCTTGAGGAGGATTCTTGTCCACGTAAACCATTCGCTGTCTCTAAGAGTTTCTGATGCATTGTCTGATTCTGATTCATCAGCCTCGCTGTCTGTATTCCCAAGATAGCGAGACTCCGCCTCTCTGATTCTCGCAAAAAAAAAGCGAAGAAGTTCAGAAATTCATCACCTGGAAAGGCCCTCTTGAATATCTCTTCCCTCTTCTTATTGGGATTGATGACCTTGCCCCTCTCATCCTCTTGGCAGTATTCCATGCCCTCCTCAATGTAGCAGATAGCCAATGCCTCACATGGTGTTGAGCTGACATCCTCAATGAGCTTCATGTCAATGATCTGACCAGTCTCTATGGCACTAAAGTCCTTTTCAAATCTGTATCTCTTGCCTTCAATCTCAATGAATTCAGATGGCTCCTTTGTGCTGTATTGTGACAGCATATTCAGAAGTACACTACTGGCATTCATGATGTCATCAATGTGAATCTTCCTAACCTTGTTGATTGGCAGTCCAGTGAAGATGCTCACAAGCTGTGACTGAAAGTCTAGCATGTTGATCAGTGACTTATCTGTCTGCTGGATGAATGGTGCCAGCATGAGCCACTTAGTGAGCTGATCAGGTCTACATTCTTGGATTGTCTGTGGATAGTTTACATCAATGGTTTTCATGCTCTTAATATTTTGTATTGCCCTCTCTTACTGTAGTTCTTTTTACTATGCCATGCCAGTGCTAGTGAGATCACCCCATCATCATGCAGCCCACTGGGTGCAGAGTATTGTACTGACCTGGTATTCGGATTGTAAATATAAGTAAAATTCTCAAGCTCATCTATCAGCCATTGCTCCTCTATTATCTTGATCTCTGACTGCTCAAAGGCCAGTGCTAGATCCTCAATGATTATTGGCTTTGTCTTGCTGGTAGTGGTGAATGGATTGACTAGGTTACGCAGTCTTGATGACAGCATCTCATAGAAGATATCCCCTTGATTGTTGACCTCTATCAATGTGACTGCTTGATATTGCTTGATGATGTCTGCTACCTTGTCAATGATCTTGGACCACTCATCATGCCGCCACCTACCAACATATACCATCTGCCCTCTCTCATTCAGTATTGTCAGCACTGTGTAGTCATCTGCCCTACCTATGTCAAGTCCAGCATAGCACTTACCACCTTTCTCCCATGTGCCAGCTGATTGCCTCACGTTCTTGAATAGTCCGCTTGCATTATCAATGAATTCAGCCATGTATTCTTGTCTGAAGATATGATCAGGCAATGACCGCTTTCTCTCCTCCAGCTCTTGTGGTGCAATCATTGGATTGTCATAAGATGTGAAGTGGATGTACTTGTATCTATCATCATAGTTAGGCTGCATACACAAGGCATGAAAATGATTCTTGCCCTTTGGTGTTGAGATGAATATCACCTTCTTTCCCTTGACCATGACAGTTGCAGATAGCACCTCATTCCACAGCTCAGGCCTTGTGAAGGCCATCTCATCCACTACCATAAAGTGGAAGGTATTCCCTCTGATATTGTCGGGCCGTTCACCACTAAAGAATTCTATTGATGATCCAAAGCCAGTCACCTTGAGATCTGATTTGTTGAATTCAAATAGACCACTGTTCTTTGTAGCTCTCTCAAGCTCTGCAAATACTTTCTTGCCTTGCTTGTATACTGGTGTTACCCAAGCAATCTGTGAGCCTGGATGATTGATGGCCCAGTACAGAAGCTGATTGATTCCTAGTAAGGTCTTGCCAAACTGCCTACCAATATTCAGAGCATAGTATTTCTCGCTGCCTTGATTGATAGCATTGTGGATGTGCCTCTGATTAGGATGAGGCTTGTAGCCTTTGATTGTACTCATTCATCAAAGTCAAAGTTATCAACATTTCTAGTCTCAACTTGCTGACGATCATGCATGCCTAATCTGTTCTTTGCGTAGAAGATTCCCTTTCCCTCATTGCCCACAATATCAACAGCTAAGCCTTTAAAAAGCTCATCTATTTTTTTAATAGTGTCAGATTTGAGTTTGTCATCAGAATTCAACCAAGTGTAATAAGTCTCTCTTACAATACTCTTTTCTTTCCTCACAATAGGAATCCATATTCTAAGGAAGTAATCTATAGTAGGTATATGCCTATCTAGTACCAGGACAATCTCTCCTTTATTGGATATCATTTCTTTCTTATGGGACATGCACTCTTCAATATATATATGTGCCAGTTCCTCAAGGTGTTTTATGAATTCATCTGAGTATGCCATTATTTCAATTCATTTATTTTAGATTCTGCCCATGTCTTTGCTGCCTTGCCACCCCATAGAAGATATGAGATGTATCCGCAATCTTCAGGTGTACCATTTTCATAGTAAGTCTCAGCTCTTGAGAGATAGCTTATCATTCTTTTGATTGTGTCAATGGATAGCTTTTCTCTATTGCTGAGCTGCTGTGCTCTGACCTTTCCCACTTGTGTTGCACATCTATTGCCTTGCTTTTCATTCAGCTCTATCCCTCTTCTAGCATTGTTCACTACAGCATCAGGATAGTCATTATAGCTATCTTGAAATTCTTGCTTTGCTCTTTGCCATGATGACTTGCATACTGGATAGCGTTGAGTAGATGGATATTCCTCTTTCATCTTTTCATCAGCCATGCATCTAGTTATGAATTCATTCTCTGACTCTGCTGGTCTTGGTTTAGGTATTGGCATCACTTGCAGTATTTAGTGTAAAATGTATAGGGCACAACCTTCATCTTTGCCAGGATCCATATCAGTGGCCTATAGGCTTTGAAGTTGTACTTCTCATATTTGGCTCTGTCACCTTTGCGAAGGTTAATTAGTGCATTTATTTTAGATTCGTATTCCCCTAGCTTAGTCATGTCAAACTCAGGCTTTACATCAAACAGCTCTCTAGCTTGTTGTTTTGTCAATCTGCCTGATCTGACTTGTGCAGAAAGATATACTATTCTCTTGTCAATGCCAAATTTATTCGGCAGTAGAAAGCTTCCTACAAACTCAGTGTAAACATTCTCACAATGCTTGCCGCCATAGTCTTGCCATTGGATCAGTCGTTTCATTTCAAGCTCCATTGTCTCTCTATCAAAGCCATAGTGGAATGGCCTAACATTCTTGATCCCTTTCAGTGCATAGTACAGTTGATCCTTGAATGTGAATAGTGGATAGTTAGTCAGCTCCGCTTGTGTATATGCCTTGTAGACTGATCTGATGTATTTAGCATCCATGTAGGTCCATGATGCCGGTGTTGATCCCTCAGTACGGAAGTCATGACCATTGAGAATGTACTTGATCTTGTACTTGTGTGCAGTATCGTACATCAGCTTTGTCATTGCTATATCATTGGGGATATCTGCATCAGGCAGTCCAGCGTAAAGGAATGCTTCATTTAGTTTGTCATATTCTGACTTGTTCACCTGGTATGTGATTGCATCCACATTCAGCTTCTTGATGAGCTGCTGCATATTGTGAACAGCTTGTGGTGCATTCCAGTTATTATCGAAGTGGATCACTAGTGGCTTGAGTCCCCAATAACGTACAGCAGTGTACAGTAGAACTGAGCTGTCAAGACCTCCACTGATCCCCATGATACAATCGTATTTGTCACCATAGCCATGCTCTCTGATTCTGTTGATAACTCCATTCAGCTCTTCAGGATTTGACTGCTGCTGTAGCTCATCATGTAGATCACAATAGTTGCACTGCTTACTACCTATGACAGCGAACTCAGAAGTGAATAGGCATCTTTTACATTCTTTTTTCATGTTATAATTATTTGAAAATAGCTTTCGTTTGTATTGACCATGTGTATATTGTAATCAGCAAAGTCTATAGGATTAATATTGTACCAAATATGTTCAGCATCACAATCTTCAGGCTCATCTAATGGCAAAGATAACACAAGATATTTACAATGCTTCTTGCATTTGTCAATCACCTCAAATGGATTCTCAAGATGCTCTAGTGTTTCTGCAATTATAATCACATCGTATTGACTGGATGGCTCATCTGTTCTGATATCTAGCAATTGAATGTGATCAGCTTTGTCAGCAGCTTTGTTGACAGCTATCATTGAGAAGTCTGATGCAGTATATATGCAGTCAAACTTACTTTTCAGATATTCAGCTCCTATTCCGGTGCCACATCCAATCTCTAGGATAGTCTTGAATTTTATTTGTTTTAGGATCTCAGACAGTTGCTCATAGATTATCAGCCTATCCTCTTCAATATCAACACCAGCATAGTAGTCATCCCAAAATACCATGCTGTTGGTGTTTATTTTATCCTTTACTCTGCGCATAGTTCATTTTGTAAATCATATATCTCAGGGAATGACTGAAGGAATGCAATCTGTTCTTTGCCGGTTATGCGTTCACTCTTTAATTTGCCAGTCCAATGATCCTCAAATTTATGTTTATTCTCCCACTTATCTGTACTGATTGACAAGAATTGTATCTCATCTGCATCGAATATCCCAATGGATGCATCACTGATGATTGCTCTGAGCCACATGGCCCAATCAAGTCCGCTGTTTAATCTCTTATCAAATGGCTGCCAGTTTATCTTGTCAAGGAATCTATTTGATAGCATTCTGCCAATACCTATAGGCTCATAAGATCTTGGTCCTTTGCCGTATCCAGTCCAGTTGACAAGTCTGATCTTATCATCCACATCAATGAAGTGACATCCTAGCTTTCCTACCATGTCAAACTCTTTGAGCTTATCTTCAGCCTCTTGGATGTAATTATCTGACACCCAGTCAGAAGAGCCAACAAACAGCACCCCAGTAGGATTGTATTTCTTAGCTGCCATAAATCCAGCATTCCACTTTGCACCCAGTGGATCATTGGATATCTCTATCCACTCGGCACCTAGCTTGATGCATAGCTCCTTGTCTTCAGGATCATGGCCCATGCAGATGACTTTAACTCCAGCCTTCTGAAGTCTTGTGATTGTGATCTTGAGCAGTGGCCTTCTGCCATTCACTGGAATAGGAGCTACAATCATGATTTCAATGCATTAAGCAGGTCAGCTTTCTTTGGTGCTGCTCCTAAGTTTAAACCTCTATCTTTTGCCAGTGCCTTCATATCATTATAGCTCATGCTCTCATAGTTATATTGTTTTGTTCCAATAAACTGAATCTTAGCTGGTTTGATCTCTGTGTTGATGTTGGATTGAATGTGAGCTGCTAGATCTCTCATTGCATTCCGTAGGCATGTGCCACATCTTTTATTGAGAACAATATTCTTGTTTAACTTGAGCCACATGGACAGCTCCTCTTTTAGCTCTTCATTCAGTGCAAAGGATCTAGTCTTCATAAATCTCTGCACCTGGCTCATCAGCTCATTTGATATCATGGCTTCATAATTTTAAGTAGTTTCTTCTCTAAGGCTGTGCCTTTTATCTTTCTTCTTAGCTCTCTGCTATTGTGCAGCTCACGCAAAAGTATTGCACCAATCATGGCAAAATACTTGTCTTGGTCAGTCATTACTTGCTCTCCCATGATTGTATAATATCAGCTAATAAATATGTGATGAATGCTATGCCAACAGTATGCCAGTCGTACATCAGTAATAAGATTACTGAAGTCCAAAAGGATAGGCAGCTCCAGCAGTTTAGTGGTTTAAGATCAGGCAGTTCAAAGGTCATCATTGCTCTTGATATCCCTAGGCTCGCCAGTATGAATAGAATATAAATCATTTTTAAATTGTTTTATGGCACCATGTATGACTCTGAGGGGCAGATTTGTTTCTGCTTTGATATCTCTATAAGTCATCCCATACAGATGCATTTTAGTTAGTTCTTTACAAAATAGCTCTTGATCATCTTCAGGAGACTTCTGCATGTAGTTATCAAGATAGCATTGATATTCTGATAGGTCATCATCTTCTGTCTCTTTGAAGGCAACATCTGTCTCGAATGGGAGCAGACGTATTGGGGGATTGAATTTCTTGTTGAATTCACTGCCAGGCCATTTCCACTGATTGTAGGCATACCTTGCAAATGTTCTTGGAAGATCGGCCTCTTGGATATCGAGCTTACTGAGTATGATGAATACATCTGAGACAAGGTCACGGTATAGCTCTGAGCCTCCAGTGATCTTGATAGCGATATTGTATGCCTCTTTATTCCAAAACACATTCCGAAGTTATTAAATATTTGAATACCTCATTGATAAATTGTTCTGATACTGGCTTGCTATTACAAAACCGCCACAGCTGTGCATAGTTCAAATCACTATCCTCTGACAGATGAGTCAGCTTGTAACGAGAAGAAAGCCTCTTGTGAAGCTCTCCTCTCATCCAATCACTTAGGCTCACATCAGAAGGGAAGGTCATCTTCAAATAACTCATCTGCTGCTGACTTTATTTTTTCACTTGTATTCTGCAATACTGGTGCTGGTGCTACCCATGGCTCTTTGATTGCTGCACTCATGTACTTAACTCCTGATTGAGCTGTCTTCACCCATAGTGAGATCTCAAGCTCCTTGCCTTCTACATTGATCTTGCCTCTGTAGTCAGGCTGATTGTCGGCAGTCTTCTTATCGTTTTTGAAGATTGTTCCGGTGTTTTGTTTCTGTTCCATACTTATTTGTTTCTGTAGATTAAATTAATTACCAGTACCCATAAATTTTCTCCTGGTTTCCAAGTCCTCAAGGATTTGATCCAGCTTCGCAGACACTTCATGATATTCCTCATTTGTCAAAGGTATTAAAGATATTTGAGTAAAATAAATCCTCCAATACATTGATTCAGACTTGATATCATACACATGCTCTTGTACTACTTCCATCATTTATTGTTTAGCTTGTTAATATACTGCACATAGAATTCTGATGCATGTCTTAGCCTCTCAAGCATTGCCAGCTCAAGCTCAATGTCACGTTCATATCTGATGACTGTGATACGTTTTGCTGCATCAATATGGTCCACTCTATGCAATGACATATTATCCCA